GGTACCATTCTAAACAACATGACTCTAAAACAGCGTGTTAGGAGGAGAAAACGAATGAGCAGTGTTTTGGTACCATTCTAAACAACATGACTCTAAAACCTCGGAGAATTATTTTTTCTCCAAAGTTCCGTACTCGCATCACTTATCCATAGCTAGATTTCAGTTTAGAATGAACCACTAATCAATAACAATTTAAGCTTTTTCATAACTCAAATAAAAGTTTTCGTCCAAAATATATTGGAATCTGTTCTGGACCACCCTTTGTTCTAAAAACAGGACATCCACATTATTTAAAGAGATATATTCTACCACTTGTTGCACTTCATCCTCTGTCAAATACGTACACGCATTAATAAAAATCAATAATTTTTTCTTTGATAAATAACGATGTACTTGTGTAATTTCCATAACTTTTTCAAAAATCGTATCACTCGTTGTTTCGATTTTGATTCCAAGAGCTTTGAAAAGTTCCTGCACAGTGATGCCATCTTCTTCCAAATCCATTTCATGTTCCAACAATTCATAGCCAATTAATTGACTAATTGTTCCAGTTAACTTCTCAATCATTGATTTGACTTCTGGTTTATCATTTAATTGTGCTTCTAAATCCCCATAGATTAATTTCAGCGTAGCAGCCGAATTAACGTCATAGCCTAAAATATCCGTAACAACAAATAATTCCGTTGGTTTCAGCCCTTTTTGTTGCGCATCAAATAGTTTTAAATCATTTTCCCCATCATATTGATAAATTAACTTCACTAGATGGGCAAAGGTTTGAACGTCTTTAATCGTTAAAAAGGTGGCTTTTTCAATTTCAATGGGTTCTTCCAATAAAGAAAAATTAACTCTCATCTATTCTTCTCCTAAAAAGACAATCCGTTCATCTGAATTAGCAACTCGATTGTCTTGTTCTCCATGCAAATAAATCATTCGAGAAAATTGTTTTTCTGTTACATTTAATAGTGTAATTAGTCCTCTTTGCGGATTATTCTGCTTTAAGCGAGCCAACATTGCTTTATTAGCAGTATCATTCAACAAAATTTTGCTGTAAACCGAAAATTGATGCATAATAAATCCTTCATTAATCAAAAATTTCCGGAACTTCCGATACGCTTTGCGGTCACTGGCTGTGTCCGTCGGCATATCAAACATTAATAATAGACGCATATATCGATAACTCATATCCCAAACTCTGGAACTCCTTCCTCCTCTTGATTCAGAACTTTTACTACATGTTTTGTATAATCGGTAGCAATATTGGTTAAAAACATTTGTTTTTTCTTGTACATATACGTATTCATAAACAAAGCAAATAACTTACGTTTCATTATCGGAAATGCTTCTTTTCTATTCTCATAAATGATTTGATCTACCAATGGACGAAAAGGCTCCATAAGATCACTTGCTAAGTTAAAGTCATTAAATTGGTTGGCATGTTTTAGTCCTAGTTGTGTAAAACAACCTGTCTGGACTAACTCTCGAGCAAAAATACTTAATAACAACGTATAACCATAATTTAAACCAGCATTAATGTCATTTTCTTGTTCACGTGTAAAATCATTGCCGAAGAGAGTATTAAAATAACTTCGAGCTGCATGACCTTCTCGATTGGCTGGATCAAACAGACGTAATTCAGCGCGCATAGCTAACAAAGCAGCAGCCTTTTGACCATAGTCTCGTTGCGCTAAGTGTAAACTCTGATTGGTGATTTTTTGTGCAATGATCGCTGTCCAAACTTGACCTTTTCGTTCTTCCGTCCAAGCCAACTGGCGTGTCAATTGCAAGCTACTATCATGCCGTCCATAAAAGGGCAAAATTTTACCAATTGGCAAACGCTTATCATCGCAAAATAACACTAATATTTTTTCATCAATTAATCGTTTTAATAGCATCGTGGTTAACGAAATGTCCGTTGTTTCCAACAACAAAACATCAATCTCAGACAAATGAATTAATTCTTGGTGATCAATTGCTTTAAAAACAAGATGATTGTTTTTATAGGATAATTTTGAATGCTTGTTAACCACTACCGTTCGCCAGCCCATCTAGTCGACAACCTTTCTGCGTGTTTCATACAGGCCCGTAGTCGATTGGTAAATGATAGTGGCATCAAAAATTTCTTTGATTGACGTGTAGCGTGCTCGCTCAATGTCTTTTTGGAAAAATTTAAACGTACTTGGTGCGCCCATCGCATTAAACTGCATAAGTTGGATAAAGGATGCCGCAATCTCTTTCACATCTGCTGTTTGATTTGCTTCAAAAAGTTTCACAATTTGCTGGACTTTTGACTTGGCTAATGTATGCACTTCAGCAAAGTCAACCACTCTCTCTAAAATCTCTTGAAATTCTGGTTGATGTTGTTCTACATAAGCCAAACTTTCTGATTGATTTGGTAACAAACATTGTTTCGCATGGTACAGTAATGTAAGTAAATGTTCAGGTAAAACCATCTGGTTCCCTTTTTGTGCTTCTTTAGCGCTGGCTAATAAGCGCCGGCGTCCCTCTGGAAATTGATACAGTGTATACTTAGGCAATTTCATTAATACACGAGGCCGTAGGAAGCCTTTCTCCTCTAAAAAAAGAATAGGATTTTGTTCAAACCTTGTTTTTTCCATAATCGTAATGCCCAGTATCTCCTGTTTAATAAGAGGTTTTTTACCTTTTTCATGCGTGAATAGCACTGTATAAGCAACTATAGGACTATCAAAACCGCCATATTTTTGGGGATCCAAACCATTTTTGACAGGAATCAATTTATTCGATGGTCCTTTGGGTTTAATCGACTCTTTTGAAAAACCGCCTTTTTGCACTTCTACTTTTTTGACAATATTCATTTGATGGTAATTTAATTCTTTTTTGATAGTTTTTAAATAACTGTTACTCCAAAGAATTTCGCCATCCTTCGTGAACCGTGGTTCATCTTCCGTGAAAAAGCGCAGCAAATTTGTATAAATTATAGCCTTCGCCGTGGCTTTATTTTCTTTAAAGGTCTGGAACTTAGGATATTCTCCGTAAACAAATTCTGGTGCTAAATTAGGATAAACTTTTAATAACGTGGTTGCGACCACACAGTTTAAATAAGCATCTTGTCCATGGTGATAATCATTCACTTCACGAACTTTATACAAGCCAAAAATCGAACGAAATTGGCTCGTTAAACTAGCTTTCAAGGTGATGATTTGGACTTTTTTCTCTTTTGACTTGGCATTGTAGCGTTGATCTAAGATCCCTGCAACATTTTTGGTAATTTGACGAGTTTCTACTAATTGTCGTTGGATAAAATGCGCTTTGTCTTCGAGAGTCAAGCCACCTTGCTCCCCCTTGGTCAGACGTTGGAATTTCCGTTGACTAATTAAGCCAGCAGCATATAATTTCTCCCAATAAGCTTTCATATCCTTAACAACTTCCTTGCTAGGTACATCATCGGATTTCCCTCGATTTTCAGTAGAGCCCACTAAAACTAGGTTATCCAATGAATCGTCTTTCATAAAACTTTGTGGGATAATATGATCAATATCATAGTGAGATAAACGATGAAGCGATAATTCATCTCCCGTGTACATATCTTTACCATTTTGCATATAGTAAAGGAAAAGACGGGTATCTCGTAACTGTTCATTAGTCGTTGGTTGTTCTTTTAATAAATTGCTGCCGATTTCGGCCATTGCTTTTTCAACTATTTTCAAGCGTTGGATGGATCTTCTCTTGCCAGTGCTAGTCGTTTGATTTTCACGTGCCATTTCGACAACAATCCGCTTAGGCGCATAACCCATAATCGCGACTAGTTCATCGACAATTTTTAAACTTTGATAAATTCCTTTTTTTATTGCTGGGCTACCAGCTAATTCATTGACAGTTTCACTTAATGTTTCTTCATGTTCACTGGACTGTGCTTTTTGAATAGCATTTTTAAAAGATAATTGTGAATCATTAATCAGTTGCATAAAATTGCGATTATAGTGTTTTGAGACCCCATCATCTTTAATTAAATAGTCCAAAATTGTTTTACCCGATTCTTTATCGTAGATACCATTGATTAATTTTTTCGACAATCTTCCCCAGCCAGTGTAGTGCTTGCGTTCTAATTTTTTTAGTACTTCTGCTGAGAACTGCCCTTTGAATGTGGAAAGTTGCGTCCGAATTCGTTGCCGATCTTCAAAAATAGTTAAAATTTTTATGATATCTTCCAATTTTTCGGCATTATCTGGGTGGTCTAATTCTGCTCTTGTCAAACCACATTTCAGTAAATCCTGATACGTGCTAAAACTAGCATTAAATTGGTCTTCTTCAAGTCCACTAAGCGTGACAATCTCCGTATTATATTCGTTTCGATAGAATTGAATGATATCCTTTTTCTTAACTTTTCGACGCGTCTTAAACAGATAATCAAAGATTTTTTCTTTTTCCTTACCTGAAAAATTGGCTTTGATTCCTCGATCATCCGTATAAGAAATCTTGGTCAATTCATTAAATACCATAAACTTTTCATATAACAAACTATGTTTCGGTAAAACTTTTTCAGAAGGTAAATACGTATCAAAATTGGTCATTCGTTCAATAAAGGCTGTCGCTGATTGGTCCAAATCAACGGTTTCTTGAAGGTTCCAAGGACGAATTGGTTCCTCACTTTGACGTTTTAACCAAGCGAAGGTATTTGCATCTCCTTTTGATAATGGTCCGACATAATAAGGAATTCGAAATGTAACCAGTTGTTCAATTTTTTCTTGATTTTCTTTTAAAAATGGATAATAGGCCGCTTGACGATGAATGATTGCTTGTAACTCAGCCAAATGAATTTGATGAGGAATCACCCCATTATCAAAGGTCCGTTGCTTTCTTAAAAAGTTTTCTTGAGCAATTTTTTCTAAAAAATATTCTGCTCCAGCAATATCTTGAATGATTTTCTTAACATACTGGTAAAATTTAAGCTGTGAAACCTTACCTGCGTGTGTAATATAGCCTGCATAGCCGTCTTTCTGTTCATTTTTAAAGAGATTATCATATTCGTCTGGACAATTTTCACGAATAAATCGTTTGAAATTTTTTAAATCTTCTTGATGTTCTGTAAAACGGACAATCATGCTAGAAGATAATTTCGCGTGACTTTTTTTATCCGAATCTGCTAAAATCGTTGATAATTCAACTGCATCGTACACATTTTTAGCAGCTAAAAACACGTCACTATATTCATCCCCAACCTTTGCTAAAATGCCTTCTAAATCTTCTTCATAGCTTTCACTAGCGTAAGTTATTTTGGCTTCTTCTTCCAAACCAAAAACTTTTTTAAAGTCAGCTTTATTCCCTACCATTAGCTTTAAGAACTGACCAAATAAGCCATTAGCTTTTTCTTGAGGAAATTGTTGTAAGACTTTTTCAGATTTTTTAGTACGAGAAGCTTTTTCAGTCAACTCTTCCTCAATCAAGACAGATTCAGGTAATGGCGCACTAACTAAGCGACTCTCTCCATTCACAAAGGTTTGGTTATAAATGATCATAAATTGTTGAAATTGTTCTTTAACAGAAATATTTTCTGTACTTAATTTTCCTTCAATTAAAAAATGTCCACGATATTTGACAATATGTGCCAACGCCAAATAAATTAGTCGTAAATCTGCTTGCTCAGATGAATCTGCTAATTTTTTGCGTAAATGGTAGATTGTCGGATACGTTTCATGGTAAGCTACTTCATCTTCCAACTTAGCAAAAATCGGATGTCTGTGCCACTTCTTATCTTCAGGCACTAAAAAACTCTCTTGTAAACGAGCAAAAAAGTTTTCATCCAAAGCTGTCATCGCTTCTTCAAAAAAAGCTTGTAAGTAGCGTAAACGATTCCGTCGACGACTAATTCTTCGTCGTGCTGTTCTTTTTAATCGGCGATCTTCGGCTGTATGCCCTTCTTCAAATAAACGCACACCCCAAAAATTTTTCTTGATTTTCTTTTTTTCAGTGTTTCCATAAATAGGCATTTTTTTCTTCACCAACTGATAGTCTTCTGTCATAACTGCCCAGCCGACAGAATTAGTCCCTATATCCAGCCCAATAACGTAGTCTTTCTTCATTTTATTTCCACTCCTTTTTTTAAATTACTACTTGAATGATTTTTATTCTATGCTATAATTTAGTTAAGTTCTTTTGGGACTATTCTAAACAACATAGCAAGTTAAAATAAGGTTTTAACCGTAATCAACTGTAAAGTGGCGCTGTTTCGGCGCTTTTTTTGTTTACAACCAGAAAGTAATCGCTTTCAAATTAATCAAACTGAATACCGCTACTTAAAGTTTACCATTCTTATTTTCTTAAAAAAAGGGGTATTTATAGTTTTTGTAAACTAATAGAATTATATACATAACAAAAATAACATTATCTATTTAAGAATCTCTTACCTTAATTTCTTTACTTTCCTTAAAATAACGAATCTATATTTATTGTATGGTAATATCTTTTACTATTTGTTGATGTTGTCAAACTTTACATGGCAAAAAAGGCAAAACACAGTGCGTGGTTAACTGTGTTTTGCCTTTTTAATTACGACTATTGAAACAATCCTTTAATTTTATCAAACAAACCATCGGTCGTTGTATCAGCTAACATCGCTGTAATTTTATGATAGTGTTCGCCTAATTCATCTTTATGTTCTTCAATGAATTGTTGCGCATGTTCCACGTTGCCTTCTCCAATTAAATCTTTTGCTTTTTGAACTAATTCTTCTACGTTCATCTTCACACGTCCTTTGATTAAATAGTTAACAATAAGTGTTTCACTCATTGCCTTTTCTCCTATTTATCGTATCGTGGGATCCTTTGATTTGCAAGAAATTTTCAGTAAATTGACGGTTCTGATTTTGGGTTTTTAAAAGGCAAAAATTGCAAAAAAAGCTGTTTTCGAAAATCGAAAACAGCTTTTTTACTTTACTTCGCTAAACGATAAATAGCAAAGCTTTGAATTCCTTGAAAAAAAAGGTTTTTTTAAGCAGCAAAATAAAAAATCACAACTTTTCCACAACTAGGAACGAATGTCGGGCAGGCTTACCTATACATAATTTCTTTCTATAGTAGAAAATTAATGATAAAATAAATTGAAAGTATTTCTAATACTAACAAACTGGTTATTTAAGGCAATATCTAAACAGTAAAAACTGAATATAGAAAGGGTGGATAATTATGGGCTTATTCAATCATAAAAAGAAAGATGATATTGAATTTACAGAAACTAGCTCTTACGGTCCTATAAAAATAGATGAAACAAGAAAACTATTTAAATATAAAAGTGAAATTTTTAATTATACTGATTTAATTAGCTTTGAACTAATCGAAGATGGAAATCAAGTTACTCATGGAGGCATAAGCTTAGGAAGAGCAGCATTAGGCGGAATACTATTTGGAACTTCAGGTGCTGCGATTACCGGTGTATCAAAAATAAAAAAAGAAGATAAAAATTATTGCTCCCAATTAGATATAATGATTCACGTTAAAAATAGTCCTAAACCTACTAAATTCATAAAGCTAATAACTTTTAAAATTGACAAGTCAAAATTCATGTATAAGCAAATGGCAAACACCGCAAAGGAAATTTTAGGTGGTTTAAACTATATATTGGATAACATAGAAACACAAACATCAAGTGATAATGCAATAGACCAATTTGATAATTTAAAAAAATTAAAAGAACTTTTAGATATGGGGATTCTTTCTCAAGAGGAATTTGATAAAAAGAAACAGAAATTGTTAGATTTGTAATAGATATTTGGGAGATATGTTATGGCAAAAATAAAAAAACATTTAAGCAAACGAAGACAACAAATAAGAAGTATTTTTCATGACTGTAAACCTATTCACAAACGTATAACCTTGTGGATTATTATTAGCATACTTCTAATAGATATAGTCTTACGTTTTGGAATTCTTAAATAAATTTAGTTTCTTCAATTGACTAGTAAGCTGTTAGAAAATTGATTAGTTCATAAAATAAAACCCCAACTAGAGGTAAAGTTGGGGTTTTATTATTCTATCCATTCATCATCGAAATATTCGTCTACGAATTCATCTATCGTTTCGCAATGTTCCGTTTCTTCTTCAAATGGATTTTCTTCAAGTATATGTTCTTCACTCCACTTGGTGAAATTATGAATCTGAATGTTTCTAATATCATAAAAATCGATTTCTTGTTCACCAATTAGCACAACATCGAATTCTGCCATGCCACGAAATACACCAAAAACATGTGGTTTCACACGGTCATATTCATCTAACGAATTCAATTGAATCTCTAACACTTTGTTTTGCTTAATAGAGCGATCTAAAAAATATTCTATTTGCTGTTGGGATTGTTGGGGTAATCGCTCGATGTTTCGAGCGTGGTATTCGTCTGTATTTTTAATTGCTTCTGTTAATTCGCCCAATGGAAAAGCCGTGGGCCACTTTAATTCGAATGGCCTGTCAACATACTCGTTGTAAGGTTTAAACTATTTTTTAGTTCGTCTCACCATCTGATACACTCTCCTATCAGAAACATTATACGAACGTTTGTTCTATTTTTCAACAAAAAAATATTCACATAACAAAAAACACCCACCTCTCGTAAGAAAAAGAGGCAGGTGTTTTACTATGGACCATACAGGACTCGAACCTGTGACCGAACGGTTATGAGCCGTTTGCTCTAACCAACTGAGCTAATGGTCCTGGAAACTTTACTTATTAATTAATCTATAAATTAAATGAAATAAGCTCTAAAGTTAGAATTTTTGCTCTTTTTGATTTAGTAAATGTTGGGCGACTACTCTTTGATACGTAGAAAGTGACTGGTGCATAGACACAATCGTTTACTTCACGTAGTCCAAGTGTTAATATTTTATTTTTATGCGGATGGCTAAAAGCTATGTCTAGTTTCATAGATGAACCAAACTTATCTGCTTCAGACACATATATCACTGAATCATTGTATCCCTCTAAAAATATTTCTAGAATAAATTCAAATAGCTCTACTCGATCTTTTATAGTACCAAAATTGCGGTGCCTTTGCAGATGTTTATATGTAATAACTTCATCATTCAATTTTTGACAAATTATTCTAGGTGAATCCTTATAAATTTTGTGTAAACCCAATAAATGTGGGAGTTGTAAGATGTCAAATTTTACATAAAAACAGTCCAGTTTAACAAATGGAGTTGTTATAACAGCCATTTTGCCATCAAGATTTGATAAAAATAAGTTGTATGTTTTCTGCAAATCTTTAGGCATTTTTACAACTCCTCTATAATTTTAGACATAAAAAAAAAGAGTGCAAATCATGGATACCGTCCCATGCTGACCAACGCTAGGTTAACCCACCTGCTGGGGAACGTGGGTGCACTCAATTCCCACTTTGCTTGTAAATAATGATCTAAAGCTAGACTAGAAAACGAGGTAATGATATCCTTTCCTCACACTTAATATAACATCTAAATGTATCGTATGCAATAAAAATATCTCATGAAATTATTTAAAATACAACATAAAAACAAGTTTAAGAAGATTTTTTCACTTACAAACACGTAAATGTGCCTGATCATAAGCTGGTTGCCATATTGTTAATTTTAATTAAATAACAAAAAAAGAGCCACCTTGGGGAAGGTGGCTTAAGAGAAACTTAATAAGTGTATTCTTATTTTAACATTAGAACTATCAATAGTTCAATGTTTGACCAGGATAAATTAAGTTAGGATTAGCTAATCCGTTCCGTTGTGCTAAAGCTTGATAAGTCGTGCCAAGTTTAGCCGCAATACTTGATAAATTATCACCATATTGGACTGTATAAGCGTTGCTTACTGATGATCCATTGACTTTTAAAACTTGGCCAGGGTAAATCAAATTAGGATTAGACAATCCATTTAGCGAAGCTAAGATTTGATAGTCTGTTCCATATTGATACGCAATGCTGGATAATGTTTCACCATATTGAACTACGTGAGTAGATTCTGGTTGTTTATCAGGAACAGCTGTTGCATCTGGTAATAGTTCAATATCGCCTTTACTAATCCATGACATGATACCTTCAAGCAATACTCTGCTTCCAGTTACTTCTTGCACTTTATAGCTGTTTCCTTTTACCCAACCTGGAATAGCTTCACCAGTCGCCCATGCATCTACATTAAATTTCACTTTGACGGTATCACCGACTTTAACTGCAGAAGTAGGTGTTTTATCTACTTCTATACCTTCCTCAATAGCTGGTGTGTCCGTTTCTGGTTTGTCAGTAGCCGTATATCCGTTATCCGTAATTCCTGTTAAGTCTACGTTACCATCTAAACCGCCTGCAATATAAGTTGAGGTAAATTGCCAAATTGCAATACCATCCATACTTGGAAAATAGTTATACAATGGTTCTGGCGTTACCTCATAACTGGGATAGGCAGCAATCCATAAGGAATTAGGAAACTCTTTAATAATTCGCTGATAGTTCACGTATTGCAACGTAAAAGGTTTATAGCTGTAATACATTGGTGTATATCCTGCTTGTTTGATACGGCGCATACCATACAAAATCGTTTCTGTATTTGCGTTTACATCAGGACTAGCTCCATGTTCAAAATCTAATGCAACAATGGAATTTTTAGGCGTTTGAATACGTGGCAAGAAGTAATCCATCGTTGTTTTTGCAATATCCATGCTACCAAAAGTATCGTACCAGATATAGGTATGTGCGCGTTTACCTTGAGCGACGGCACTTGCTACTTGCGTTTTGTATGTGTATTGTTCATAAATACCACTAGCGTTGTAGCCGCCAATTTGAGCAATAGTAAATTTATCATGTGCATAGCCAAAACGGCCTTGTTCGCCTTGGTAAATCGCCCAATCCACACCTTGATCGCCTCTTGCAGCTAATACATTTAAAGGCATAAAAAATAGAGCGACAAGCGCTCCTACTAAAATTTTCTTTTTCATTCGTTTACTCCTTGTCTTTTAAATTGTATGCTGACACGCCTGTTACTACTCCTAAAAAAGTTGCAATAGCATTGATAGTTAAAACAACCATATCTGTTTGTTGCCAACCGTAGGCTTTGCCTAAAGTTGCTACTAAAACAGAACTAGCAGGAAGCACGGTTAGTACTCCCCATTTGATGATTTTATAATACTTATCTGGTAGAATCATTTTTTTGCTCCTTTCAATTCTATTATGTCATGTTCCGCTTCTTGCATTCGACCTTCTAATTTAAAGGTTCTTTCAATTACCCCATTATGTTTTTCTACTTTCTTTTCTAGCTGTTCAATCCTGTAAGCTGTCAAATTGGCACTAGCTACAACTCCAATAAATGCACCAACTGTACTGCCTACTAATCCTATTACAGCAACAACTATTTCATTTGACAAAATCATTCCTCCAATAATAAAAACCGCTTAGCTTTTTTCTAAACGGCTATATTTGTATTATTCATTAATTATGTTAACGATCCATCAGGTAATCTGTTAAGAATTGAAACAGTACCGCCATTTAAAGAGCCTTCTTTTGGAAAAGGATCTTTAGTCAGCCAAGAACCTTGTACATAAGTATTTCCATTGTGCGAACTACCAAACCGGATATCTTGTGGTGATCCCTCTGCAATTGCCATGTAGTTTTTAGCTGCGGATTGTGCGAATGCCCATTGTGATACTGACAAGCTATTATTAAAATACGTATTTGAGATTAAATCGCCAAGCGTTCTAAAACCCATTGGCAAATCATAGATAACTGGCATATCATTACCAAATTTAGTATAATCCTTAACATTTATACGCATATTGAAAAATACCGTATTTCCTACTCTAAAGATGTCTACTTTACTTTCCGTTGCATTGATTGCATCTTTTGCTGCTTGAACTTTATTAGACAAGTCCAAAGAAGTTCGTAAATAACGATAAACTTTGTTTGTTGCTAGTATATCTTCAGTTGATGCAATATCCACTCCTGATATTTTGGGATTTTTTTTAAAATTCTTTACCCCGTCTATTTCTTGATTATTTGATAAATTCACAACATTCGGTGCAAATGCGACTTCTTTCCAGTCTGTCCATGTTGAAGGGATTCCACCAAATTGGCGAATGACCATTGTTCTCTCTGTTTGAAATAATTGTCTGACTCCACCTGAATCTTTATTAACAATCAAGCTTCCAGAGTTTGGTAATGGCTTATTTTCTACCCCTGTAGCTGGAATCGAATAAATACCTGGCTCCACAGCATCATTTAAATCTGATATTTTAGAATTTTTCCTTACAAATAAACCATTTTCTGCTTCAGTTTGTTCAATAAATAGATTCTCTGATTCTTTTTTTGTATACGAACTGCCCAATGCTGCGAATTTTTTATTAGATTCTTCTTTAGTATAAGCTCCTATCTGTTCAGAAGTTACCTTATGAGGATTATCAAACTGCTTAATATGACTATCAATGTTTTCATGTGAGATTGCGATTCCATCTTCTACATGATTCATGCGTTCAGATGTTACAACTGCACCTAACGCTTTATTTTCTTCTTCTGTCTTTAGTTCATCATATGTTTGCCAATGCTGTTTTTCATAAGACATAAAAACACTCCTTAATCATTACTCTCTTTATTAGATAGAACTGCTTTTAAAGCTGCATTTTCATATTCTAACTCTGTTATTTTTTTTAATAATTGATCAATTACTTGTTCTGACGAAATTTCCATTTCTTTTATAGGCATCATATATTCTCCTTTTCCACTATTTAGGTTGGTTCAGTCTAACATCTTCATAATTTTTTCTATATGCAATAATATTCCAAGAAAAAGGTATTTCTGGCTTGTCACTTTTTACAATAAAATAGGTACTCTTTATTTCTTCTACCCAAATTGAACCTTCTCCGTAAGGACTTAACATAACATGGTAGTTTTCATTGTTAGTAAAAATTGTTTCTAAGAAAATAGATTCGATTTCAATTTTTACTTGGCCATCTGATCCAGTTACTGATTTTCCATAATCTGCAAAATAATATTCTGGAGTTTCATAAGCATTTAATAAACGCTGTCCATAGTTTTCTGTATCAACAAGAGAATTTTTAGAGCCAGTAACACTAAGATTTCCTGTGACACTTGTAGAAGTAGCGGATATACTAATCCTTCCTCCAGATGATCCTAATACTTTAGTATCATTATTCCCTATACTAAAACCACTGCTACTTACATTTAAATTAGGGCTCTTACTGGCTGTAGAAGAGTAACCAAAGCTCCCAGGTGCAAAATTCAAACTATGACCACTACCAACAACATAAAAATTATCTAAATTAGCTGTTCCTGACATGTTATTAGTGGCGCCAAAAAATGACAAAAATGCTTTATTAAGCTTTTTATTAAATATCGTAAAAGATCCTTCATCTGAAACTTCTAGCCTAACATTTCCTTCTTTTTGATTTATGAGAGTAGTATAGAATTTGAAAATTTCTTTTTGATCACTATTTCTTTTCCAAGTAATTGCCCCATTATCTTCTATCATCGTGAAATCTTGTCCTATTGACGTTATTGTAGCACTCTTTATTCTTACTCCTTCAATATTAATTGCAGTCAAAGTACCCGTACTAATTGCGCTAGCATCAAGATTAACTACTCTTATTTTACCAGCATCTAAAGTTCCTACTTCTATTGTTCCAGCATCTACAGAACCTATCATCCCGTGAGTAATAATCGCATCATCAATTTTTGTTTGATCTGTTAGCCAAATTTTTGCACCTGTAATTTTAAGCCATTCTTTTCCATCCATTTCTTGACTTAAATTAATTGTTTTCACGATTTCGTCGGAAGGGGTAGAATTTTCAATTTTCTCCTTAATATCTTCATCTAAAGCAGTTGAGGTTTGCATTACCCATTTTCCATCTCTATATATCCAAATTTCAGTATCTGGACCATTAGGTTTAAACCACAGGTCCCCTTCTTTCGGATTTTTAGGTTCGTCTGTCCCATTATATACATTATTTTTACCAGCAGCATCAACTCTAGAATATAAATCATCTAGTTGTTGTTGAATAGGTCCTTTGAATTGAGTTGTTTGTGATGAAATAGCTTTAGTGTCGGCTGAACTCGTTCCTTTTAAGCCACCTCTATATTCTAAAGAATAGCTTAGATTAGGACTTTTGAATTTGTTACCTTCTCTATCTGTAAAAGTAATCCAATCTCCAACTTCCAATGCTGGATTACCTCGCCAAGATAAATTGTATGGGTAAAAGTTTAAATTCCTTAATTTCACATACATATCATCTAATAATGTTTGTGTCATAGAATTATTAGATAACTTTATCTGAGCTCCTTTATCGGAACCAGCTTTAAGTAATATAGTTTCACTACTACCTTCTTCATCAGATCTTACTTCACAAGAAATACCGCCAAGCTTGTACATTAATTCGTTCTTTTTTAGGCCTTTCATAAAGTATTCACTTGGCGTTATTTGAAAGCGTGGATCTGTCAGGTTTCTTATAGTTAAAAGTCCATCTCTATTAAAATGAGCGTATCCGCATTCAAATTGTGCTATCATTCCAATTGCTTGTCTATAAGTACAGTTTTTAGGAGTTTTTATTCTAACCGTGCTTAATCCATTAAATGACGATAAATCAACTTTAATACCAGCTTTATTAGCAATATCAATTGCAATATTTCTTATTGTTTCCATTTCAGGTAATTCTGGCTTGTACATTCCTTCCATATAAACGAAACTGTCTAAAGCTTTAATTGTAGTCTTTTTCTCATTTCTATCAGGATCTGATTCTGTAATATAGAAAGTTCCCATATTAACATATTCATATTCAGTTGGCTTATATCCAACTAATTTGGCTGAACCTATCTTAGCTGAGCCTACTTTTGCCGGTTTAACTGAACTGATATCACTTTCTGCATCATGAATTACAACACCTAATTCAATTACGATTTCGTCCATCTCTTCAAACTCTGTAATTACTGAACAAAATTCTATTTCTAAAGAGTTAGAATACGTAGAGCCAATTTGTAGGCTGTCTCCGACCATTGCACCATAGTCAAGTTTTAAATAATTAACATCATTACCAGTGTATACTTTATTTTTTGCAGTTATACGAGTGACGATATTTCTATCCATGCTTTTTATTTTTTCTAAAAATCTTTCTGAAACTTTTAACATGTATACTCCTTTCTGCCTACTGTTCAATAAAGTTCATTTCTAATCCTTCCCACTTCAATTCTTCAAATTTACTATTCCATGAATAAGAAGGAGCTGTTCTATCACCTACATAAAATGTTTTAACTCTTTGCCTTCCAATCAAGGGGTCTGGGTATTCAACTTGAAAGAAATTACTTTTTACAGCTTGCAAAATGGAAGAGACCTCTGAATCACTCAGAGGCCCCCACTTCATTGTTAATTTAATTTTCTCTGCAATTACATCTCGTACCATTTCTCCGTTAGCATTTCTGCCGCTAGAATCAGCATCAATTGCTTGTATCCCTACTGAATATTCTTTAGGATATCGAACAGTCTGTCCGTTTATTTTTAACATTCCAGACATAGTTTCACCTCTATATTTCAAGTGCATTATAACCAATTTTCCGATTATACTCATTAATTTTAGAAATAGCAATTCGAGCAAATTCTTCTCCGCCTATGTTTATAATTATATCACCATCCCGATTTTGCGAAGCTGATGCACCAAGAGAACTCACTAGGGACATAATTGCATTAACCAAAGAATTCTCTAGTTTAGAAATACCATAACTATTTACATTATTTGGAGAGGAATTGTTAAAATCAGTATTATTTATTGTACTTTGTGACGAATATAATTGGTCAGGCATACGCAGATTTTTAAAGTCTTTAAATTGATTATCTGGATTAAAAGGATTTGCGCTAGCTGGAACAACCATTTCTCCTTTATGAATCATTGCTAATTGGTCCTCAGGTACCCAAGGTGTTCCTTTAGCATAGCCATGTCCATGACCAATAACTTGAAGCATTCCTGTAACTCCGTATCTGTTTTTTGCATAGTTTATTGCTGCCAATGAATTGTCAAATCCATTAAAAATATTTCCATGACCTGGGAATTTATATGCATTGAATGTAGCAGATATTGTTTGTAGTAGCCCTTTTGCAAGGTCTCCTGAAATAGTGTTTACATCAACATATCCACCTTGTACTGCTTTTTCATTTCCTCCAGATTCAGATTGTACTTGCCTTAACCAAGCACCAGTATATGTTTCATTAGAAGGTAATCCATTCATACTTAAAGCCTTTTTAATAACAGGCCTCCATCTTTCAACTCCAGTACCTTTTGGGGATTCGCTACCCTCATCAAAGAATTTTTTAACAAAACCGACTGCGCCTTCAGTCATCTTTGATATTCCACCTTTAGCAATTGACAGTGCGGGTTCAAACACTCCAGATAAATCAGTAAATTTTGATACAGCAGCATCTAATACTTTTTTAGGATTGGTTGCATAGTCCCAAATATTCGAAGCTAAATCTTGAAGATTATCCAGCCACCCACTAGTTCCTTTAGCATAATTTGGTATTTGATTTCCTGGTATAACCTGAGAACCTTTAGGTAAGTTAACTAACAAATTTCTTTGTTTAGGGAATAAACCAGCTCTTCCGTCAGGCAGCATAAACATTTCTTGATAACGGCTGCCAGCAGCATCATTAACCATTGCATACCCTCCTGGATGTCCATTGGTACCTTTTGCATACCTTGGAACTTCCCACGCAGTTAAACGATTACTTGATCCTACTGCTCCTAGTACCCAGTTAATACCATTGATGACTCCATTTACAGCGCCCCCAATAACACTAACAATTCCATTACCAATCGCTGCTGCTCCTCTTTTCACAGCATTTACACCTCTGCTTAATCCTGAGCCTATTTTTTCACCCATTCCAGATGCCCAAGAAGCTACACTATCAAATGCATTTTTTGCATTTGATTTGATTGTGCTCGAATAACTTCCCATTTTTTCTTTCATATTCGACCATGCACTAACAGCATTATTTTTTGCTGTATTTGCTTTATCAGATACTGTACTTTTTACATTTTCCCAAGTATCAGATGTTCCTCTTTTTATTTCACTCCATTTATCTGACACATTAGTTTTAATTGTAGATACTTTATCACTAACTGATTTTTTTGTATCTTCCCATTTTTCAGAGCTCCATTTTTTTACACTATCCCAAGCTTCAGATGTAGAACTTTTAATTCCATTCCACTTTTCATTAATCCATTTACCTAATTGTCCTGCTTTTTCTTTTACTGTATCCCAGTTTTTCCAAAGTAACACTCCTGCTGCAATAGCCGCTCCTATCGCTACTGTTATAGGTCCTCCTAAAATACCAACTACTGTACCAATCGCTGTTCCTACTGCAGAAAGCACTCCACTAAGGCCACCAATACTCGAAAGAAAAGTGAAGATTCCAGATAGAACTTCAACAACTTTCACAGCAGCTCCTATTACTTTAATCGCTCCTACAAATGTACCAAAAGCTATAACGAAATTTGAAAAACCTTCTGCGTGTTCTGAAAGCCATTGACCAATTGTAGACAACACATCACCAAGTGATTTCAATACATCAACTACTATACCCCCTGTCCATTCGGCTAGGGGTTTTAATACATTGTTCCAAAAATAATCAAAAGCTGGCTTAAATGCGTCAATGACGCCACTAAGTAAATCAATAACTCCTTTTAACGTATCTAAAAATGCTGGTATTAAATCTTGAATAGTATAGCTTGCTAAAGGTAATAAGACGTTTTTATAGAACCATTCTAACCCTTCTCCGACCTTGTCAGCTAATGGACGAATGCTTTTCAGTAAATTTTTAACACTACTTAATAACGGCGTAAAATCAAGAGTTTTAGCCCAATCAGCAGTCGCTTTAGTTATACCATTTATGTGACTTAAAATATCATCAATAATTCCAAGAATTATTGAAAAGATTTCTCTTCCAGTATTATTAGATTCCCATGCTTTCTTTAATTGATCAGCAATATTACCTATTGTCTTAAAAATATTAGTATAGATTTCTAATATATTAGCAGCAATTGATTCGCCAGTACCGTCATTCCATGCATCTCTAAAAGCGGTCGCAACACTATGCAAAAGTTCTAAAATAGAGTTCCACATATCAAATATAGATTGTATAAGGGCAGTCCCTCTACCATCATCTTCCCATGCTCTTCTAAATGCACCTGCTATGTCACCAATAATATTTAATACATCTGCTAATAATATTAGAAGATTTTCAATAAATCGCTGACCTGTCCCGTTAGTCCATACTTCCATAAATGACTTGCCTATAGCTTTTGCCAATCCTATTACTTCTTTTAAAGCATAGTTCCAAGCATCTATTACTTTTTTACCTTGATTATTCCAAGCATCTTGAAATGGTTTGAAAAAATCTTTAAGCAGATTTTTAAAGTTTTTCATCCACGCTGGCGGCTGGTAATCCCCTGTTGCTGCACCAAAATCAGTAGACGGTTTGTTAGGTTTATCTAAGGAACTATCATCCTCTTTGTCATTATTCAGACTCAATTTATTGATTTCGTCAAACCCCATCAATACTCGTTCTAATTTTTTCACTTTTTCCTTAGTTTTTTCTGCAGCATCTCCAGTATCTTCCAATGCTTGAATATCATCATAAAGTCCACTAGCTCCTGTCTTTGCTGCTTGATAAGTAGTTCCAAAAATAGATGCTATAAAAGCTGCAAATTGACCTGTTAACGTTGCAAGTGCATTCATTAACGTATTAACTGCTGGTAAGATCGCTGTGTAAATGGGATAAAAAGCAGTCATAAGATTAACTTTGATTTGATTTAAAGAATTAGAAAATTGTTCATTGGTCCTAAAAGCTGCAAACAAATTTTTGGCTAATCCAGATATTGCTCTTCCAATTAATTGATAAACAATTAACGATGGTAACAATCCACGCATCGACTGACCTAGCTGTCCAGTTCGCCGAGACATTCCTTGTGTTCCTCGATTAACTTTATTACTAGTTAAAGAAAATATGCTACCGAATTTACTTACAAAACCTAGACTATCTTTAAAGCCATTGCCTAATCCTCTTGATCCATGAGAAAGAGCATTTTGCATACGATTAAATACTCCACCATATCTTGAAACTGCACGCTCTGATTGTTTCATTCCGGCTCCTGTTTTAGTAGCTCCATCTACAGCATCTCCTGTACGAATTGACGAAGATCCCAACGCCGTATTAATTCGTGCTAAAGCTTTTCTCAATGAATTAGCTCTATCTTCTGTTTTAGCATATTCTTTTTGCAATCTATCATTGTCATTAATTAATTTATTCATTTTGACTGATTGCTTTTGAATAGCTTCTGCCGTTTTGTCTGATGCAGGAGTATCTTTAAACTCTTTAAAACCATTTTGAAAAGTACCTTTCGGAATCCTTTGGTCTTCATACGTACTTTTTAATCCTTTTATTTTTTTTCTCATAGCTTCTATTTGAATTTCGTTCAGTGCCATTTTTTTCACAATATTATCTAAAGAACTTGGCACCGAGTCAAATTCAGATTTTATCCCTTTGGCTAATCCCTTTGCTTGATCATGAAATTTAGTCATATTTGCTTGCGCTCTTGCGATTTGTTCATCGTATTTAATTGTTTTTCCCGTATCACCTTTTGCAGATGCATCTTGTCTTTGTGATTTTAAATACGCAACCTTCTCTTGCGCTGCTTTTGCTTGACCCATTTTTGCATTAATTTCATTGACCAGAGCGTCAACCTCTTTAGAAACTTTTGGTTTTGCTTTCCTTATACCTGATGCAAAGTTATTTCCAATATTACTTGATGCATCTTTGGTATTTTTAGAAATAGTATTAGTCATACGCTCAACATTTTTAGACAATTCATCCAATTGCTTACTAAACGCTTGTACACCTTTATCTATATTTAGATTTTTTTCAGTTTTATCCATGCTATCTTTTGAAGTACCTTCAATTTTCTTTAACATAGAATCAAACTTAGGCCAAACTTTCTCCATAGCTGCATCGATTCTTGATAAGTTAACATCTAGCAGAACTTCTAATGTTTCAAGTTCTATCGCCATATTTTTCACCTACCTTTCTTCAATCATCTTTCGTTTCCTAGTTTCTTTAATAGCCTTGGCATTTTTCATTAAAATATCCTGATCTCTATACATTGAGTCTTCTTGAGTGTTGTATTCTTTTATTCCTTGATTAACCACTTGTTCAACGTCTTTCAAAAAAGGATATACTTCTTCAAACTTAGGGAATTTTTTTGGATCATTAAAAGCATAAACTGCTAATTTTTGTTGAGAGTAATCGAACATTGCTTTTTCTCTCAGCTCGTTTTCTTTACACTTTTTGTTGGCTTGAATCTGTACCATAAGCTCATCAAAAGTCATAAGCCAATATTCTGAAGCTGGGATGCCTGCTTCTACAGCTTGTGGATACATAGCCTCTAGAAGCTCACTTAAAGTGCTGAATGTTACAGCATGCTTTCCTCCTCGGTTACTTCCTGATCCAGAGATTCCCCATTTGTCTCTTCTTTCTCCGTTTTTTTCTTTCCGAAAAAACCAGATTCATCTAAGAAATCATTGATTTCTGCAAATAAATCCATTGTAGTTTTGCCTGAATCAATATATTTTTCGAATGCATCAACCATAACCTTATCTGTTACACCACTCGTCTTATTTGCTCCTTGCAAAATGATGAGTAAACTATTTGCAGGTGGTAATTTAAGTTCCCCTTGTTTTTTTACAAATAATCCCATGATACCTTCATCTAATCGCTTTTCAATGTTAAGAATAGATTTCCCATCTAAACGCAATTGAAGTGTTAAGTCACCAAATTCAAACTCTTTTGTTAAAGGCATAGCTACTAAATTATTTTTTGACATTTACATTTCCTCCTAAATAAAAGAGCAGAGAGTTTCTCTGCTCTTTAAATTGTTGTTTATTTTGTTGTTGGAGCAGTGACAGGTGTAAAATCTGGTCCTTTGGATACTACTACAACTAAATTAAAACCAATAGCTTGATTGACTTCTGCTCCATCAAATTTATAATCTGGTTCTCCTGAAAAAGTTGCTGTTAATCCATCAGGATAGGTAATCGTGAAATCAAATGATTTGCCAGATTTTACCATAGTATGAATATCATTGAAGTTTGTTCCTTGATAAACGATAGCAAATTCTAAGCTTTCACTATCTTGTAATCCTTTAATATATGCTTTTTTTTCTGAACCCAAGTGAGTCACTTCTACTTTTTCAGGGTCTGTTCCTAATGCTGGAATGGATTTTACTGCTGCGATATCTTTTGAAGTTGCCCCATCTTTGTATGACAACTTAGTGCCTTTTGATAATAGCCCTTCAAATGCTGGTTCTCCAGCAAATAGTTGTAAATCTAATTTTTTCATTGTCGCTACCTCCAAATTTTCATTTTTTATAAACATATTTTGTTACATTGTCAACTACACCAGTTAGTTCAACGATAACTCGATGCATATCAGCTGTGTTTGCGTCTTTACTAGTACCTGTAAATCCTATAGAATTAAACTTCTCTATAACTAATGATGTCAATGCAGTCAAACTAGTATTTCCATATAACTCAATAGTAATCATCCAAGTTGTCTGTAACTCTTTTTTTTGCGAATCGATTTCTTTTGGTTGTGAGCTAGTTCTATATATCGCGGAAGGGAATGAGGTCCAGTTACTTGGATAATCAGTTGCAACTTTCTTAATCTCTTTAACTTGTGTAAGTAATTGATAAACAATAGGTTTCAAGTCAATCTTATTCATAATTCCCTCAGCCTTTCTTTAACATGCTTTATATATATTTCTGAAGCTTGTTCAATCATTTCTTGAAGTGACGGATACAAGAACGGTCTCGAGGGCTGACCTTTAGTTATGAAAAAATCTTGGCCTTGAATCGTAATTTTTGGAATACCATACATAGCTTCTAAGTCTATTGCTACTTTTTCAGCCGGGATAAACCAAGGTTTCTGCGAATAAACAGGCATTATTCCAGTCGGAATGTCTTTAGAACTTGCTTCTCCAATTTGCCCAGTACCAAACTCTCTGTAAATTGCTTGTTCTTTATCTGACCAGACACGGCCGACAAGATGACCACTCGCATCAACTACAACCTCATTTTTTAAACTTCCTGACAGTTCGCCACTTCCATATTTAATGCTGGAAGCCAAGCGTAGTTCTGCAGCTCCCTGAATCAATTCTGTAAGTTCAAAAGTCGCATCCCATGCTGCATCAGATATTAACTCTGTCGCTTTCTTGGTTTTACGTTTAAGGCGGTCTAGGCCTCTAATCTCAACACCCATTACACTCCTCTTTTCTTTAATGTGATATTTAAATGAGAAGAGAAAGGCTGAATTGATTCAATCTCATAATCTGGATCATTTTCTGGTTTAACATATAAACAAATGCCATCTTTTTCATTTCTATTTGGCTTTAACAAATCTCCTTGATATTTACAGAGTTTGATATAAGGTAAATGTTGACCATAAATTGTAGCTGCTACTTGTCCACCCGCAGACTGAATATTCATGTGTAGTTCATTGAACTCACTTGAATAGGTAACAACGTCATTTCCTTCATCATCTTTTTCAAGATGACGTTTTTTCAAGTAGGCAACAACCAAATTACGTTTTCTTAGACGCATAGTATTTCACAACCTTTCCTATGCGATAGTTATTCAATCCAGATTTTAGCTTTTCAGGAATATCTGTAATAAAACTTTGAGAGACACCACCCTCTGAGCGTGAAGTCTCTCCCTCGTTCCCTTCTTGATTCCAAGTGATTATTACTAGTTGACGAGCGTAATAGTATAGCTTGTCTATCATTTTTTCTCTATTGGTATAATCAAGAACTAAAACAATAGCATCCTCTAACATTCCTTTGATTTTTTCAGATTCAGTCTCATCAATTCCAAGTCGAACAACAAGTGCTTTTGTGTGCTTGATTACTTCTTCTTTATCCATAAAGATTACCCCTTTATTCGCCCGTTCCTCCACCAGGAATAACAGTTTTAGGAACCCAAAGTTTATGCTTAAATTGAACGATACGAACATTTTTAGACTCATAAACACGTTCCCAGTTTCCTCCTGTAGCTAATTCTGCATTCGTAGGTGATGAACCTGTAACAGTTTTATTTGTAAATTTCACTCCGCGTGGATGCAATAAGAAGTGTTGACGGTTAACTAAAATATCATCTCCAGCCAATGCATCCCGGTCTGTTTCTGTAGGAACAGGAGCTGCCCCATTACCTAAACCAATAGCACCTTGTCCGAAAATATAGGATGTAAAAACATCTCCAGATACTGGCATTCCGTCATCAACAATTACACGTTTTCCCATGTAAGTAGGAATCTTCGTGTTGTTAGAATCTAATAAGAATTCAATCAAGTTTTGCTTACGTAAATTCGCATAAACAGATGAATGAACCGCGATCGCAGTTAGTTTTTCTTCGGCATCACCTAGTTTATAAGATGCATCTAAGAATGTTTCGCCAGTAAACGCTGAATCATTACCAGTTTCAGCTGAAATATCCAAACTATTTTCATTCATCTTAGTAGAAGCTGCTCCAAACACACCTTTTAAGACGCTTAACAAAGTAGCTTGTTGACGACGTGCCCAATAAGCAGCGACCAAATCACCGATCGCACGCATAGGATCATCCCCAGATAGAGCCTTAGATAAATCATTTACTTTCCATGCTTTACCTCGCATTAAAAGAGCAGCAACATCTTGACTAGCGGTAATTTTATCTGTTTCTAAAGAATCTGTATCAGATAACACTTCATCTTCACCAGTTAAGTCTTGCCAAAACGGCATGTTAATCAGCTTACCACCAGCAGTTGCTAACGCATCTAGTTCTGGGTCTTTCACAACAATACCTGACTGATACAATGCTGATAATTCAGCTGTACGTTCAATAACATAACTATTGAATACCTCAGGTACGATGACATCTTCGATCTTCGTTTTCGCTGCAAATATTTGCAAATTCATTTTAATTAAACTTTTTTTCATTTTTTCTCCTACTTTCTATTTATTAACTAATGCTTGTAAAGCTTTAGCTTTTTCTGGGTCTTCTCGTAGCAATCTTCCTTGTTCTGTAAGGTTTAAAGTTTCAGGCGCAAAAGGGTTTGTGTCAGGAATAGATGCATTCGATCCTAGCGGTGAATCAACCGAACTCAACAGTGCCTGGTCAACAGCAATTTTTAACGCTTCGTCCCAAGCCTTTTTAAACGTTTTGACATCTTCTAAAATTTCTTCTGCTGTATCACCTTTAATACGCGACGCTAATTCTTTGCTAATTCCGATTGACTGCAACTGGTTACCTTTTTCGACAAATAATTGTTCCTGTCTAAATGCTTCTTTTTCCTTTTCGAAATCTGACTTCTCTTTGTTGAGTAATTCTTTTTGTCGTTCTTCCTCACTAAGTTTTGCTAAACGAGCAGCTTCATTTTTTTCTTCTTCGAGCTCTTTCTGCCAACGTGACTTTTTGCTTTTGACAATAGAATCAACTTCTTTGTCATCTTTAAAACCAAATTTTTCTTTAATTGCTGTAATTTCTTCATCGCTCAACTCATCTACATTCAACTTTTTGGATGTTTCAGAACCGTCTGGAATATCTGTTTCATCTTTTTCAGCAAAGAATTGTAGATTTAATAGCAACAGTTTTTTTTGTTCCATAGTTAGTACTCCTTCCATATCTTTTAAAGTGGATAAATGCTTGCACTTCCGGAGCTTTTAACGTCATCACGCTTGGACATAATAAAAAGCCCAGCAGTTGCTAAGCTTTCGTTTCTATCAGTTTATAACCTGAGGTTCAATTCTCTAAAATCCAAATAAATCACAACCCTAATATTTTTTTCTTTTGCAAGGCTATCTTTTCTTCTGGATACTTTTCTTTAAGCTTATCCATCCATTCATTATAAGTAGTTGCACCTCTGATAGGCATTGTATCGCCACTGATTGGATCTATAGCTTCCCTAGGAAGGTTCAATATTCGTTTACTATAGATAATGGCAATTGTTCTACACCAGGGATGGAATGGAGGATATGTTCCGTTAGCCCCATTAACAACCGCTTTGGAAACTAAATAGACTTTATGATCTTTATTTTTACAGATTTTAGAAGTTTTCAAATCTAAAACTGCGACAAGCATATAGTATTTTATGCCTCTATTTTGCCATGCTTTAAGTTTCGCTTGATTTGACATATAATTCGCTTCTGTACGAATCAAACGCCTTGCAACACCAATAGATCGGTCAAACTCTCTAGCTATTGTCTTAGCCATTTCAAACTCTGACATTCCTGTCATTGACTCAACTGTGAACAACGCTTCTAGCCTTGTTGCTAAAGCTTCAGTATCACTCCACAAGCGTTTAGAATAATTTGATCCATGCCAATGACTATCAAGGATGTTTTTTGTGTATCTAGTCGATAACTCTTTAAACTGATAACCTTTTTTATTCCATACTTCAATTACAAGGCCGTTCTTAGCATTTTCTTTAGCTTGTCGAATAACTGATTCAGCAGTTGCTTCACGATAGGATTCATGAATAACATCGATATAGAACTCTGTTTGCTTTTCTAGTTGTACATTAGCAATTTGTTTAGAAACTAAAAAAGACTTGGCTTTTAAGTCCTCAGCTTTAGTTATTCGTTTTTTAAATGCTAAACTGGTTAACTTTTTCTTGGCTTCTTTTTGTAGAGTAGTATTACTTATTTGTTCAGACAAGACCTTTAACTTTACAAGTTCCGAAGGGGATACAGTTTCGTTCAGCAATTTCCTTGCTTCTTTTTCATCTAACCCTGTACGCTTTTTTGACCTATCAAAGAGCTTTCGGGTTTGTTTAGTCAAGTAGTATTGTGCTTGACGATAGGCTATTATTAATTTATCCTCTAGCGCTTTTGCCCCATCATTAATTCTTTTTTCCGCTTTAATATTTCGTAATTGCCAGTATGTTTGTTCGTCCTGTTTCTTTTTTTTAGCCATTTAATTAGCTCCTGATTTTTCATCACGATTAACTATTTCTATATGATTTGGGTATTCTTTTGCTATTTCGCATAAGTTTTCATAAAGAACAGTCACTATATACTGAGAATCTTTGATAATACCTAACTGAATAGATCCATCAACATCAATCGTTGCGGCATGTTGCTTTATCAATACATTAGTCACAGCTATATATAGAGCTGATACACCAGCACAAATAATATCTTGTCCTTTTGGGGCAAAGTTTGCATGTCCTGAAATGGAATAACTTACATACTGATTATCTTCCTTTTTAAATATTGCTGTAATCATCGTAATTATCCTCCTCAGAACCTTTATCTAAATCGCTATGGCTATCTTTAGCTTGTACACCTAACGCTTTCTGATTGAGCTCAATAGCTTTCTCTTTTTCAGTATTAAGCTGTTTTAGAACCTCATCAACATCGTCTATATCAGGCAACCATCCCAAAAGAACTTTAAGGGGCAAGATGCCAGCTTGATAAGCGCTAACGATTTGATTTATAATATCGCTAGTATTGACAGGTAAATTAGGCTTAAGCTTGATTTTTGTTCCTTGAGCATCAATAGAATTATCTTTAACTTTTAGAATGGTTTCAAATAGTTCCAATCGTTTCCTCAAACCTTTAATCATGTATCTTGATTTAACAGACATGAGTTGTAGCAAGCCAAACAATTTATATTTCATCGCTTCTCCACTAACATTACCTGAAAACTTTTCATCATTCATATCTGGCACATACGTAATCTTATGAATATCATCTAGAATTGCTGATCTTAAAAGATTCACTCCGTCTTCATTTAATTCTTTAGTAAGATAACCAGCATCTACTTCACTTGGCAACGCACCTGTTTGAAGCATTTTTTCTTTTGCTAACTTTTCACCATCTCCATCTTCCAACATAAACCCTCTTATGAATAAAATTGCGTCAACAAAAGCTTCTTTATCATTTAATCGATCAGATTGCAGTAGATTGTAAGCGTCAATTAATGATATAGCTTGTTCAAAGTCTCCTTGCTTCTCTTCGTTGTTTCGGTATTCAATCACCGGAACTGCTTTAAAATAATGTGGTTTAGCATTTATAAACAAGTACTCACCAGATCCTCTTGATTTAGCATGATAGGTTATCACTCTGTTGTCGTTATAATACTTAATTACATAATGATCTATCCCCCCTTGAAGTGTTAACACTGGCTGATAATGAACGGCAAATAAAGGATTTTTGTCTACTGTATCGTCTGTCACTAAAAAGATACCTCTTGGATCAATACATTTGATTTCTAGCTGTGTGGCATCATTATCCTTAGTCTTTTTCAAATACACAAGCTCATATCCAACGCCAAATGTAGACAAATCTTTCTCTAGTTCAGTATCGTGAGAGACTATATCTACCCGATCGTAAGCTTCTAAAATAGGACCAATATTTTTATCTGACTCTGCAACATATGAAATTGGATTACCTACCATAAAGCCTACATTCATATCAACAACATATTTTGCATGATTGATTAGAACTTTATTATTAGGTGCTCCTTCATTTTCTTTTGTTCGTTTTAAAATATCATGTTTACCATCATAATAATCTGATAGTTTTTGTAATCTTAATAACTCTTCCACATGTTTGTTGATACAAAAATTAAGAAGTTCAGCTGAAGGTTTATTCAAATCGCCAGCTATCTGTCTATTAACTACTATTGACACAATATCACCTCTCTTAAAATCCAAATTTAACTTTATTCGTAATGCTTACTTTTATATTTCTCATATCATCGCTAAATGCATATCGCGTAGCATCGATTGTGTGATTATCTTTATCTTCTAATCTTGGCTTAGGATTGCCATCTTTATCAGTTTGATAATCAATGTTTTCAAATTCATGTGCTATGTTTGGTGTTCTCAAAGGGTCTATACAAATGAAGTCTAGATCGTCAAGCCATCCTTCCCCATATTCAACTGAATCAGGTCCCTTTTTCACTCCATATAGTTTCTTTATGGAATGCTCATTAATAAGCTCAGCTATCGATTTTGGTTCAGCCGAATCTGCACCAATCCTATCAGCTTCATATCCTTTTGCTTTTACTTTTTTAGCTAATTCCCTATTACTAATTTTCACACCATATATCTCATCAATAGCATAGATACCATTTTTCTTTTTATCATAATGCCATCGAACGAACGCTAACGGATCAGTAGCATAACCGAAGTCAAGACCGTTTCTGATATTATCAAAGTTAGCTACCATCTCATCAGTAATACAACCTTTTATTACTCGTAAATTATCAAACGGAACAACTCCTGAACCAATAGCTTTGCCGTC